GTCTATTTGGCACCTTGGACAGGGTGCTAACTGCGACGAAACTTAACCGTTTAATCTTTTGTTTAATGCTAGCATAGCATTTAATTCTTTACTTTCATTCATCTGTTCTGGCAAGCTAGGAGTATGATGTTGTCCTAAACTTCCTCGAATATCATTTTTCATACGCTTTCTTCTATCAGCCGTAAGTTTTCCTTTTGAGTCGCCTTTACTAGAGATACTACCATAACCCCAGTTTTCGGGATCATTGTGATGTTTAGGTAAATTACTTCTAGTATCTAATGGATCGGTCCAAACCGTATCTCTGTCAAATGTAGAGCGTTTTTGTCCAGGATCTTTTTTAGGTCTTTCTTTCATCCCGTATCCATAATCTATGCTGTCGTAATCATCACTATCACCTTTCTTTTGAGTAAACAATTGGCCTTTGTACTTAGGATCACGCCATTTAGCAGATTCTTCCATGTCTTCATAATCTTTAGGATCATGTTCCTCATAGTGGTAGTACTCTAACGCTTCTTGTCGACTCCAACCGTATTTTCGCATTAAGTGTCGAATTTTTTTCTCTTCGTCGTCCTCGTGATGAGCGTTTTCTTTTACATTTTTATTAGCCATCTTTTCACTTTCACGACGAGCTTTGTCACTCATGTTAGTTACTTTACCCCGGCCATTTTTATCTTGGGCCTTGCGCCATGGAGTTTCTTCTTTCCACTTAATAACGTTGCCCTTTTCATCTTTTTCTTCTGTACGTTCTTCTTTAATAGCCTGATACATAGCAGATAAACGATTTACTAATGATTCATTATATGGATTTCCGCCGCCTTGCTTTTTATGCGGTTCCATAGAACCTTTGCTGTTCATGTCATCACCGTGAAATGTAACGGCATCTATACCATGTGTATGATGAGTGTGGCCACCTTCTGCGGAATTACCCCAACCTTCTTTGTCATCGTCGATTACTTCAGACATGCGTTCTTCTTCTGCACCAAATAAAGGTTCTCCGTGACTATGATCTGGTTCATGATCTGAATGATGTGCAACACCACTTTCAATATCTCGTAGTATGCTCATTAGATCTTTTACACCACCAGGTCCCGATCCATTCAGACTAACGTTCATTGTAACCGTATCTGGTTGTTTAGGCTGATCTTGATGGCCCATCATGCCTGGTAATCCCATTGGCCCGCCGATAATTATGCCTTCCTTTTCTGCAGGACCATCGGTATGGACAGGAGCGACAGGGGCCCCTTCATCTATTCTTTTTAATTTAGTTAATAAGTCTTGTAGGTTCATTATCTGCTCTCCATAGCTTTAGCGCCAATATCGTCTGGCCTTTTAGCAACAGGGCTACGATGAGCTTTTTCTACTGTGCTTTGTTTTTCTTTACGATATTCTTTAGCAAGTCCTGGAACACTTCTTGCTAGGATTTCATCGTTGAATCCTTTAACTTGGGTACCTTGATGACGTTCATGAGTAAGCGAACTAAGGAAGTTCATCTTATGTTTTTCGCCTACTAGGTCGCTGTTGTCGCTAGGCTCTTGCATAGTTCCACCTAACGCTTGGCCACTAAGTTTATCGTATTGATGATTGATCATCATTTCTTTTTCTTCTGCCATGCTTCTAACTTTAACAGAAGCATGCGATATATTCATAATTGCGCATAGCTTGTCCTGTATTTGCTTGCTAGTACACGGATAGTTTGTCGCAATATCATATACTGTCATATGAACATTTCTGTGCTCAGGAAATTCACTGTGGCGTTCTTGAATAGGAGTTCGTTTGCCAGCACTACAGCTAGAGATTTCAAACTCTCCTAAGGCTGCCTTGATTTTAGTGGCAACATCTGACTGATGCTCGCCTGCAATTTTTACTTTGAATTCGTAAACTTTTGTGCTTTCCGTTAGATATTCTTTGAATGATTTCATATTAGTTTCCCAGTATTGTATTTATTTCATATTCTTTAATTTTTCTAACAAGCTGTTGCGATCTGTAATAATAACACCGTCTCCTGGTATTGTTACGCCGTCATCTGTATTAGCATCTTGGTCTAATTTCTGTTTTTTCAGCTGTAGTTCAATCATTCTAAGTTTTTTATCTATCTTGGCACTTTTAGCGTCAACTGCATTTTTAAGCATGCTGGCCGCTACTTCAAATAACCGACTGCTGTAACGTGCTTCCACATTCATGCCCAAATCCATGAGATCTTCATAGGCCTCTGTGGCTTTTTTAGCAAGATCGTCAAATTCACTATCACTAGCATCGCCTAGACCTTTTACAGGAGGCAGTGCGGCAGAAATTTTATCAAATTCGCTAATATCACGAAGCAACGGTGCTACATCGCGTTTTTGTTGTTTTTCATCTTCCTTTATAATTTTCTTACTTTCGGGAAGATTGAGTAGTTCTTCAAGTTTTTTTGTCATATAACTACTTATGCTTATGTTTGGCTGAATATATCATTTTCGTTAAGAATACGAAACTTAATGCCCTGTTGTCGACACCAAGCATTTGCCGCTAACCATTTAGCTTGATTTTTTACATACTGAGCTTGATTATACTTGTTCTTGCCCACACGCTCTAAAATAGTTTGACTTGCCGGTTTAATTTCAATTAGTTCAGTCAACATACGATTATTTTTATCTACATACTGTATGAAAAAATCTGGAACATATACCGTTTGTTTTGCTGTTAGGGGATCTCTGTAAGGAATCTGGACTGCTTCGCTAGCCCACTTGACTACGCTTCTATTGTTGTCGCAAAAATTCATAAATGTTAGTTCCCAGCTTGAACGATACGTAGGCATTTTTGTCCCCACATATTTTTCAGGATGCTTCATTACAAATTTTCCACGGGCAAATTTAGTCATATTAGATTAAAATATTACGTGCTTCGTAGGTATTTGTTATAGGTTGAGTCCTATAGCCCAATAGACTAGTTTTATCTCTTGTACTGTTGAGTACTTGAGCTACTACTTGACTAAGCTGTACGTCTGTTAGACCTTTAAGTGTATCTAATAGACTAAAAACACTAACTTTTTCTGCGCGAGCCTGTCTTAATAATACAATAGCAACAGAGCTTGCTCCAGTAGTATCAAACCCTCTTTTAAGGAAAAATGCTGTAGTAGCATCCATTTCTCCTGCTGAAAAACTAATAGGTTGTTTTGTTAGATTATCAAAAAATGTTTTGACATTTCTGCCATTAATCGAAGATATAGGTAAATTACTAGAAGACATATTTTATAAACCCAAAGCATCACTCACTGCGTCGGCGGCAGAAGAAATTGCATCTCCTACTGCACCTGCGGCATCTGATATCGCTCCGCCTACTGCACCTGCGGCATCTGATATCGCTCCGCCTACACTAGACAATCCGCCTGATAAATCAATTCCACCAAGTCCGCCTATCGCACTTCCTAACAGGCCGGCACCTACACCGATTACACCAGCAACTCCTGCGGCCGCTCCTATAGTACCGCCAACAGTATCTAACGGACTGCTTGACTGCTGACTATTCTGATAAGTGTTTACTTGTGAAATGGCTTTAGATAATGCTCCTGCCGCTAAACCAGTTGTATCTATAGCTGTGACAAAACTTGCTCCACCTGCGGCATTATTGATTGCCGGTGTATCTCCTGCCGCAGTATTGGCCTGCAATGGGCTAAGAGTTGTATCGTAATGTGTAATTCCAAATCCTTCGGGACTGTCTGCGCTTACTGCTCCTACACTATAACTTACTGCTTCATAATTAACTTTCATGTCAAATGAATTTGGTTGATAGTCACTATAACTTAATTTATTATGGTTCCAGTTAGTGATAATCGGATTCCACAACTGATACATGACATATTCATGGCGTGCCATCTGGTAGATTTTAATGTAGTTAAAAAATGGTACTGTGCTACCTGCATCATACCCATAACTAGCAGGAATTGTACTGAAAGCCTGGGTGGCATTTCTTGAATAGGCTCCTGGAATAGTGGCAGTAGTTGGATCAGCATAGTAATAACTGTAATAGTTCTGCCAGACTTGATTAATTAATCCCATGTTGTCATCATGGAATGTTATACCAATTTCAGAAGGAATAGCCTTATATTGCACAACTTTTTTACGATTATACTGATTTAATACTTCTGTTTGTATTTGAAAATTTGGAAGGTCTGCACTCTTAACAAGCATATTGATCTCTTGGCCAAAGCTAGTCAATATTGCTGGGTTTTTTAGACAGGCAGGATTTATACCAAAAGCAACATGAAATAAAAATTTACTTTTTGGTGCAAGTCTAAATTGATCTATGGTGAATAATTTAGCCGCATGCTGTTGGTCGCGCAGTAGCTCGGGACCTCCACCAGGTCCTGTTTGATTTTCAGTAAGATAATTGTTAGGAGTGAACGCCATACTATTATTTATCGAAATAATAAACTACGCACTTAATGGACAATCATAATAAAACCCACTTGCGTGGGTTGTATTATTAAGATCCTAGTAAGTTTACGCCGCCTGGGAAAGTCTGTACTGATGTTGCTGATCCTAATGCATTTGTTGGGCCAACTTGTACTGCGTTGTCAAACTGTATGCTTAGGTCAATCATCACAGGACCTTGATCGCTGTATTTTAAGTCTTGATAGTTTGTGCTAACTAGATAGCAACCATAACATACCCATGTTTCTAATGCAGTTGGAGTACTGGTTCCGTTAGCACCATCTAAAATCTCTATACGCATAGTGAACTTATAGTCACCAGCTGATGCCGCAGAGCTTTGCTCAAAGAAATCAAATTGTTTCTGATTCTGTTCGCCAACTAAAGTAGTGACAGCGTTTGTAACGTCATCACGCAATTTAATTGCGATAGGATCCCAAGTTGGTTTACCGGCATAGTGAATGATTGAGTTATAAATTTCAATCTTCTGGTCAGTAAACTTAACAGATGGTCGAGCCGCGTCTGAAACTTGTTTGGTTAGTTCTACTGTACTATTACCTGAACCAAAATTTTCAAAACTAACTCTAAAACGATATTTCAGTTTCGGCATTAGCATACCTTGTGAGGTAGCACTTTGGTCCGAAGCTAATGGTACTGTAAAATTTGATAGTGCCGCAATTGCCATAATGTTCTCCTAATTATTTTCCACCAAGGCCTTTGATGGCTCCAGTGTTTTCTAGACGCAATGGAATATAGATAAATTCAACTGCCTTCACTGGTTCAATGGCTATGTCAACATGCAGTTCACTTGCGTCAATTCTAGCCGGTGTATTGTTACTTGTATCGCATACAACCAAGAAATCATACAATGCACGTTGCGCTGTTAATTGTAATAACAATGCTTCAATTTGTTGTTTGATCTGATTACGTGTGATAGTATCATTTGGTTCAAAAATATATGGTTTAGCTATCTTGTTCAATTGATAACGTAGATAAATTACTAAACGTGCAACATTAATACGATCTAAACTGCTAGCAACTAACTGACGTGTATACTGTCCGTATGCAACTAGACCTGTACCTGCAAGATATGTAATTGGATTTACATGTACGCCTGCTAGTGTATCACGTTGTCCTTGGTTAAGAGCAACTGTATAGAACTCCCCAGTGTTTACATCAACGTAACCAACTGAACTAGCATTTGTTACACCGCCACGACGTACACCAGCTGGTGCAAACCATGGATAAGAAACGTTGTCGCTTAGAGCGATTGTACGCAACATGATGTGACTTGGAGGAACTACAATATCATTACCTAATAAA